GAACTTACTACTGTTCGTCCTCAACTCAGGATGGTAAAGCTGGAGCGGCACCCAGAAGCGATGAAGTCGAATAGTGTAGGGGTTGAATGTCGGAACAGCGAGGGGATTGCTGCGAATGTCAACGCCTTGCTCGATAGATACACGGTCTCGAGCATTAATAAAATCAATCCGCACCGGATACAAAATACCCGGCGTGCAAGTAAACGCCTTACTCTCGGGAACATCGTAACGAGAATAGCCATTTACGGCATGTGAAATAAAAGGTTGTTTTCCCATAAATTAAATAATTAGTTGAAGTTTGTAGTGATCTTGCCAGAATCGAATAACATCCGGGCAGAGCCAAGTAGGGGGATCAAAATCGGGCATCTTGCGAGAAGACGCGGCGAAACGCATCATTTGCTTTTGCTCCCACGTATACGACGCTCTACGGGATACGGAGGGATGGAGATTGAACCGCTCAATACACAAAGACACAACACGCTTAACCAGAGAAGACTTGCTAAAGCGTGCATAGGAATCAGCAGAAATGATCGAACGAGATACCTCGTCTTCCGGTTTGAGGTATCTATGATAGTAGCGAGGAATCGAGTAGTTATAATTGATACGCTTCTCAAAATCGTAATAAGACCACGACGAAACACGAACAGAAGAGCGAGGCATATAACCAAGGAAATTACCAACGCCAGCAGATACGAATTTTCGCGTATAACGGCGATGTTGGAGGACGATAGATAAAGGTGTAATCTTTCCATTTAAAACGATATTTTGATTGGATATTTCTGCAGGATCAAATTGAATTTGTTTTGTAATGTATTTGACGACGTATCGCGCACGCTGATGCGTGCCTTTCGCAAGCCAAACAAAACCAAGGTCACGGACAGCTGACCGAATCTCGTTGTACAAACAATCGGTTCCGAAGAGAAAGCCGTGAAAGTGAAGGCGCGGCGCCGATCCTGTTTCTGGATGGGTGCCAAACTCCTGGAAAAACGCATGTTTAAAGGAGTGGCCGATCTTATGGCGCACTCGCTCATTCCATCGTCTAATAAACGCAGAAGGATTTCGCAGTGCTTCATCGTAATATTTAGGTGCTATGGTTATCGTAATAAAAATAGCCTGTCGAGACTCAGCCTTACAGCGGGCAAGCTCGCGCTCTATACGCACGAACCAGTCATTGCGTTGACGGCGCAAGCAATCCTCGCACTTTCCGCACGGAACCATCAACCATTGGCGCGCGATATCCCAGGGACGGAGAGCAAGGGCAGATTTGGCTACATCCGAGCCGTCACGACAAGGGTTCTTTTTGTCGAAATAACGGCGGTTGCGTATCCATATGGGCGACAAACAGGGCATTATAAGAGACTTTGAATACAATCAAACTTAATATGAGGACTTTCGCGACGACAGCGAATGAGATAATCTTCGGCGGCTCTTTCGTCGGCAAACCAGGCAATAACAACACGTTTTTTTCCACGATACGCGCCAATAGAATAGCGATAAGAGACACAATCGACTACCGGGGAAAATCTGGGGCGAAAATCAAAATAATCCATACTTGAAAATATTAACATGCGCTTCGAAAGACGGTACTTTCGATCGCGAGAACTGCGCACCTATGCGGGCTGCGCCATTTCGGGCCTCAATCTCGCATGCGCGATATTTTCGGCTCCGGAAATGCTCACTCGCCTCGCCTTTAACGGTGCGCGAATCTATATATCGCTAAAAGCGATGAGTCTGCAAAAGACCCCCAGAAGGTATCTCCTCCTGGGGGGTTAGCGTACTAAAGAACTCTTCCACCAAGAGGGCGGACAATAACTTTAGTCCCTTTTCCTTTCTTCTTCCGTCGAGCTTTCATTACGATCGAGTTCAAAATCAAAGATAAGAATAATTGTATTATCGAAGAATTCAACATCAAAGCCAGGAAGGTTCTCACAGGCGGTGATGAGGTTAGAGACATCTGCATGATCGATATAGAGCGAGTCGCTGATATGAGAGCTCTTTAGAAAACGTGCAACGGGAGAACCCGAGATGGCACTAAAGGGAAGGGGCTCAAATTGACAATCTTTGAGATGACCTACCTGGACGAGGTCGATCTTGAGAGCCGGGTTGATCCGGCGAATAACAACATGAATTTCTGCCATAATAAAAAAGTTTAAAGTCTTGATTGCAGTTTACTATAAAAGCATTCCCAGGCGGCCGACTGCTTTTGCCAAAAATCAGTGCCCTCAGGCGTCTCAGAAAACAAGAAAGCAGTGGCAATAAGGAGGGTCGGATCAAAGCCGGGACTGCAAAGAGAACGTCGAACGTGGGCGCGTAAGCGATCGCGAAAACCTCCATAAGGAGAAACGATAACATCGCAATTCGTCTTAAAAGCAGTGAAAACCCCACGCCGAACGAGCCACTCCGTAAAAGCGTACTCGACAATGTCGATCATTAGATCGTTAATTCTGCATTCTGCACTCGCTTTTTTCATAGTAATATGGTTATTGGTTTACGATGCAAATATACAAGGAGGGAGATTAGCGGTAAAGTTTAAAAGGTTTAAAAAAATGTTCAATTTCTCTCAAAATAACTGCGACGCACATACGTGGCACCCATCCTGTCGCCCGAAGGGCCATAAATCTCACGCGTCTCATCGTAACTATTGGGTGTAGCGGCACCCTTAGTAAGGGCCATACCGCTAATAGCCAGAGCGCCGGCAAGGGCAGTACGAGCCATCGAATATCCAAAAGCATTCTTCTCGGAACGGTTAGAAAACCATTGGGCGGAAAGACCCTGCGACGCGTTGGCGGCATTCATAGCAATTAGATGTTCGTGTATCTGACGGCCAGTCATTTTAACAGTCTTACCAGTAGGCTTGCCTGACTCAGTAACCTGCGGAACTTCGATTTCAGCCTCCCAGTTGAGGCGAAACCACTCGCGAAGATCAGACAACCGAACTTTAGCTATATTAAACTCAGCGTTCGCGAGGTCACCTGTAGCAGCAGAACTGTAGGCGGCAGCATAATCGCGAGCAATCTGTGCAGCATAAATCTGATCGAAATACTTTGAATTAAACTCTTTGATCTGAACAGCCTCCTCAACATGCTTAGCATACTGTGCAACAAAATCTTGAAATTTGTAAGTAGCCATTAAATCCGCGTACTCAGCGTCGGCCATATGAATGTCAGCAAGAGCGCGATTAAGATCGGCAAGAGCAGCAGCATTATTGACGTTGTGCGTACGAATCTGCTTATCCAGCTCATCGATATCCTTACGCCATTGAACAGTATGGGTATTTCCACGAAGCATATCGGCCTCGGCATTGTCACGATTAGAAGCAGCATCATTGCGATCGACCGTGGATCGAGCGACCATATTCTGCGCAATAGCGGCAGGGTCGCCAGGAGAAAAAGCGCCAGGAGCAACGGGCGAGCCACCCGAAGGGCCGGAGGCAGAAGGCATGGATGCAGAACCGCCCGACATGGTGGCATTCACACCGACACCCGAGGAGCCAAGGACGGCGGCGGGCGTTACGCCAGCTTTCAAGTAACGATCGAAAACCTTCGAAGGGTCGTTATAAGCATTCTCGTAATCGAATTGTTTCTGCCAGTTAGCATAGGAAAGTTCAGACTGCTTCTGCATTTGCTCGAGAGCATACTGTTGCTGAAGCTTCATCTGTTTTTGCTGAAATCGCCACTGGCGGCGGGCGTTCATGCCGCCAAAAAGCTGTCCTAAAAAACCATTAATCAAACCAGTAGTGCCGGTAGAGGCGGCAGATTGACCAAGAGCTTGACCAAAAGAGGCAGCAGCACCGGCAGCAGCAATAGGAGCAGGCATACTAAATACGGGTTAAATTGTTAGAACGGATAATATAATCGACGCGCACAGTATCGATGTGAACGCCACTGCGCTGCATCTTAGCCTGAGCAGCACACGACGACAAGAAAAAGGCAGCCAAAGCGGCGACAATGGAGGAAACAAGTGTCCAAAAAGCCTTCGACTTGTAAAAAGGAGCCTTAGTGTCTGACATAAGTTTAAAAAATTAAAGAACGATAGAAAAATGCGCGACCTCTCCTGCAGTCGTTACCAATAACCTTCAGCGATTCACGAACTCTCGCAGAAGGGGTTCGCGCACGTAGCATATATCGTCAAGTAAAGAGTGTACTATTTTTCTTCAGGGTTAGACGGATTCGAGACAGGCTTAGGTTTATCGAGCATAGAATCAATAAGTTCCTGACCAACCTCTAAACCGTCGAACTTATCCATACGGGAGAACGAATTAGGATCAAAATCAATTTCAGGGTTAAACTTCTCGCCCTTCTCAAAGTCAGAGGGCTCAGCCGTCACATCCGGGCGGCCGGGAAGAACCTCAACAGAGCCGGAGCCGTCGAGAACAGAAAGAATGCGCTGACCGCGGGAAACGTAAGCGGGGGCGTCCTCAAGGAGCCAATCAAGTGCCATAAAATCAATGTATTAACGATTAGACAAACGAGTTGCAAAGGTTTTATTAATCAGATTCTTCTTCTGTACCGCGTAGGACATATTTACAAAGAAATTATCCTCAACTTTGGATGAAAAAGGAGAGTTAACTTGCGACATATCGGTAAAAAGTATCGGGTAGTAGTGAGACGTAGGCAGACTACCCGAGCCATCGGAGAGTTTAGCGGAGCGCTGTTGTACCCAATAAGAGTAAAGAGGAATATAAGATGAGCCTGCAACCTCCGGCAAAGGATAAGCCTGAAGTTGTCCAAGAACCTCGTCATAGGATGCTCGAAACTCATTAAAACACGGTTCGGAAGCGGATGTAGCACCCGCATTTCCGTTGAAAACTATACGAGCCGAAGGAACGTCCTGATAGCCAATGTCATTATAAATAGGGTTGAAATAGTCGGGACCCAAGTAGTTGAGATAGTCCGGCTTAACGAAACTCCAGTAATAAACAGGTCGAATACTCAACATGTCAATCAGATAGCCAGGTTCGCGGAAGTAGTAAGACTGTCGGCGACCGAGGCGATCGTTAAAGGCAATAGCACCACCCTGCTGACCGAGAGGGCCATTGACTGACGGACCGGAAAAATTATTCTGGCCAGCTTGATTCATAACAATCTGCACATTAACAGTCTGCGAGGCGCTAAACAAGAGCTTGGGGCGATCGACATGTTCGATCCTTGAAGCAAAGAACGTCTCGAGCCAATCCGAATAACGATTGCCGCCAGCGCCGAGAAGGTCTTTATACTCCTGAAGCCGCGAAGCAATGGCCAACTGGGGGATAGTGGTAACGCCAGACATCGAAACAGCGGAGGATGAACCAGTAGGGATGAGGCGACTAAATCGATCAGGATTCGAGGGAACGACTGCCATAGGATGAGCGACCAAAAAATAAGACAAGGCGGAGTTGGCAGTAGGTGTAGTATCCGCCACAGTCTGAGATTTAATACCGGTAGATCCGAGCAAATTAGAACCCGGATAAGTGGTGCTAACGGGAAAACCGTCTCCAGTGCTACCCATGCTGTCTAAATCCGAATGAATAATCTGAAAGAAAAGATTACCACGGTTAAACGTATTATTGGAAGAGGGGACAGACGAGGGATAAAATTGACTCTCGAAAAATGCATCCAAAAATTCAAGGTTTCCGTAACATTGTGTAAAAAACCTCGAGCCGGTCGGATTATCGGCATCAAGAGCAACCGAAGATTTAGAATAAAGAAGTCTATTCGCCATAGGCCACGCGAAAGAATAGAGGCCCCACTGCGAATAACCGTAATAATTTCGAACGATATCCCAATAAGCTAAATAAGTATCGGCGTTAGACCATTGCGTAATCGAAGCGTTCGACGGAAGCGCCACAGAGACCAAAGGAGTCCCACCTATATTACTTCTATTTCCAATGCGAAGCCAGGAAAAAAGGGAGTTTACATACGATGCACCGAAACGATTAGAATTGAGTGCGCCGGTATCGGTCATAGTGGAACAAATCCAATTTGTGCTCAAGTCATTCATGTCGAACTTACTACTGTTCGTCCTCAACTCAGGATGGTAAAGCTGGAGCGGCACCCAGAAGCGATGAAGTCGAATAGTGTAGGGGTTGAATGTCGGAACAGCGAGGGGATTGCTGCGAATGTCA